AGTCGGCTGCTATTTCATGACGTCAAAGCCAAATGCATGACAGCCCTGATATTGGGACCACGTGCCGCGTTTTTCTCCTATCTGTTATTACCTGATGGACGTACAGCCGCAGAAGCGACGACCGTCGAAATAGCAGAGCATTTGCCGTTGATGTTAAGAGGATAATCAATGACCGAAAACACAGCTAATTCAATTAATTGCCAGGGCTGCGGCCGGCTGATCGGGAAGTACGAGCAGGTCGGTGACCAGGTGCATCTCAAAATCGGGAACGTGGTGCTGTATAAAGCGCATGGGACCTGTGTCTGCGGTGCGGAATTTCACTTCTTGAGCAGCGATCTTAGCTTCGAGCGGCTTATCACTAAGATTAAAAGGAAACGCATCAATCGGCTAGACCCTGGACCGCATGGGTCCCGGGCGGGCACGGCCGATCCTGCCGGTGAACGCGCTGCTCAACCGATTGACCTTGTTCAAAAAATAATATATAATCCTAATAGTTGAATATCCCAAGCGGGAATAGTCGGACTTACCGCCCGATGCTGTTTTTGGCATCGGGTTTTTTTATTTTCAGAGACACAGGTCGTCTCTTGACCTGGCTAGCGGAGGACAAAATGCAATTCTCATTCGATCCCATTCAATTCCTGACCTCAGGCGCTCAGCTCGCACCGGCGATCATATTTATAGTGATCGCTTTTACATATTTTGCCGGTACCTTCGGCCTGGCCGGTAAAGGTCAGCTTGCCTTTGCACTCATCCTTGGATTGCTCCTGGGTGGTGGAGCACAGCTGGCCAGGTTCGCGCCGGCGACGTTTGCCGATTATTTTAGTATCCTGGTTTATGCGCTTGTAATGGCGGCCACGCCCCCGCTGCTCTACGACCAGGCCAAGGAGCTGCTTAAAAAGATCATTGCTGCGGCATTGGGGATTACGCCGCAAGGTGAAGGGTAATGGAAGAGTTTACCCATGAGCAGCTTCTTCTGCTTATTGCTGCCCTGGCAGCTCTACTCACCGCCATCGGACCGATAATGACTACGATGGGAGCTGCTGTCGGCTCCTGGATCACGTCTCGTAGGGCGGCGAAGAGAGAAGATCTGGATCTGTTGCGTACGGACCTCGGCTTGCTGCGTGATCGTGTAAGAAATTTAGAGACCGAAAATCGGCGCCTTCTCCAGGAGAACCTGGTATTGAGGGAATATATCGCTACCTTGCGCATTACGCTGCGTGAGCATGACATTGATGTTCCAGCATTGAAAGACTTCGATGACGATGCGTGGAGGAAATAGCCCATGATACCGATCACCGGAAAAGGTTATTTCATCTGGAAGTGCATCGACTGCGAAGGTGGAAGTCCGCAGGCTATTGCTGATGCTGCCAGAGCTGCCGGTCTCACGCACGTGGTCATCAAGATCGCCAACGCGGACGACTATTACAACATCTCTGTAGACCTTCAAGGCATCATCAATTATTTACATTTATATGGCATCGAGGCCTGGGGATGGCATTTCGTCTACGGAGGCGTGTGGTTCGATGCTAATGGCGTGCCGCATTACGACCCGGCTTGGTGCACTCCGGAGCGCGAGGCGCAGATCGGTGCTCAGCGGGCGCTGGAGCTGGGCGTGGACTGTTACATCATCGATGTGGAGCAGCACTATAAAGTCCTGGATCCACGCGGGCGCGCCGCTCGCTACGTCGATATGCTCAGGCCACTGCTGGTGGGCCGCATGCCGATCGGGCTGAGCTCGTACCGCTACCCGACGCTTCATCCCCAGCTGGCCTGGGACATTTGGCGCTCGATCATTGACTTCGATATGCCGCAGGTCTACTGGATGCAAGCGCACAATCCGGGTGAGCAACTCAGGCGAAGCTTGAGCGAATATACTGCGATGTCTCCCCAGCTTCCTTACCTGCCCACCGGAGCTGCGTTTGCGGAGCATGGCTGGCAGGCAACTGCCGGCGAAGTCCAGGAGTTCCTGGAGACTGCTGAGCTTCTGGGGCTTCCAGGCGCTAACTTTTGGGTATGGGATGAGCGCAGCCGTCTCCCGCAGCTGTGGGACGTGGTGGCAAATTATGCCTGGGCTGGTCAGCCTCCTCCTCCACCTGGGCCGCGCACCGTGGCTGTGAATACGGGGCTGCTGAATATCAGGAATGCGCCGGTGGTTACGCCGTCAACGCTGATTGGGCAGACGCCTATCGATAAAGAGTGGGTGGTCACCGGCGAAGTCAAGGACGCGCTAAACCGCACCTGGCTGAAGTCGGGGCCGACTGCGCACCTGGCCGGTTGGCTGTGCAGGGATATACCATGAAAGCTCGTTATTTGCCCGTGCTAATGGGCGGCAAACAGAAATATTATCAGAAGATACTTTCTATTCAGCGCGCCAACCTGATCGGCTTTTGGCGTCTGAATGAAACGAGCGGGGCAACAGCGGTAGATATCAGCGGGCAGGGAAATAACGGCACTTATACCGGCGTCGATCTTGCAAACGCGGCTGGACCTGACGGTGTGCTGATCCCATATTTCGATGGTGCAGCCGATTATGTGAATTTATTTTCTGCTGCGCTTGCTGCCGATGTCAGCAAGGCTGCCGGAACGATTGCGCTATGGGTAAAGCCCGTAAATGGCTCATATTGGGCCGCTGTCGGCACTGGATGGATGATCGAGTTGGATTTCCTTAACAATTCGAATACCATCTATATTGGTAAAGTCGCCGCGAACGTTATTCGTGCTGTTTATCAGCAGGGAGCTACGAGTAAAGTTGTGGATTTAGCACCATCCGGTGCAGGGTTGGTGCACCTGGGCATGACCTGGGACACGGTTGCGGATGCGATGAAAGGTTATAGATCCGGTGCACAGGTTGGCGTCACTCAAACTGGATTGGTGCAGCCTACAGGCTCGCTTACTACGGCTACCCTAGGAGCCAGAAATATAACGCCAACATCCCCATTCAACGGGTGGGAGGGCCTCGTGGCCTTGTGGAAAACGGCTCTGACACCCGCAGAAATGCTGAACGTAGCGACGGTGTAATTATTTTAGGCATATTAATGACGACAACAGACGATGATCTACCCATCTTGATTTCTGCTGACGGGCTTATCTATAAAATGGTAGAGCAAGATGGATATATATATACCGGTCTTAGTCCACTTTATATTGTGATGGAAAATGGCAGTGGAGTTCTAATTTCGGAAAATCAGGAACGCATTTTAGTGGAAGCATAGTCATGGCTGATAAAAAGGTTTCTAGTCTTACCGAGCTGATATCACCTATACGGGGAGATTTATTGTATGTCATTGATGATCCATTAGGGATACCCACCAGTAAAAAAGTGACTGTAGAAAATATCCTTCGTGGAAGGGAAATCCTTGTAGCTGCAAATGATGCATCAGATACTTGGAAAAAATCAGCAGATTATGTTTGCGATGGTGTGAATGACCAGGTAGAGATACAGGCTGCTATTGATGCGATTTCCTCGCCGGGCGGCAGGGTACTTACATCGCCAGGTACTTTCCTCTTATCCTATGCCGAAACCATAAGCGTGGGCATTGCTAACGTGAAATGCAGTCTGAAGATCACGCGCACACATCCCAATATCTCTCTCGAGGGCATTCCGGGCGCAACGATTTTCAAGATTGCCGATAACCAGGTGCAGGATAGGATCGTGACGCTGGTCATATTTGGGACGAGCGCTGTAAACCTAAAGACCAACCAAACCTACGTTAGCGGCATTGAGTTTGATAACAACATCTATAACCAGACAACCTACAAAGACGGGTACGCCATTGATGAGATTTTCGATACTGGCGAAACCATCATCGAGAAATGCCGCTTTAAAAACTGGCACGACGAGAACGATCCCTTCGAGATTGAATCTTGGGCCGTCCACATCCGCTACAAGACAAGAAAAACAACGATCCAAAATAATTACTTCTTGGGTGAATCTGCGATGCGGCTTGACGCGTCCTACTGTACTGTCTCCAAAAACATCTTCGAAAACAACATCGAGGCTCTTGCAAAAGGGGCGGTCGATCTCACGGCCGATTTCGATGTTGACGACGGGAACGCTGGAAATCAGATCGTAAACAACCTGTTTATTGGTGGCCAGATTCAGGTCTACATCAATGGAACGCAGAACAGCCTGATCAGCGGCAATGTATTTATAAACCAAATGACAACGGGACACAGCGCCGTGTATTCGTCAGCCGACGATGGGGGCGGTGGATGGGACTCTAAAAATAACTCTATTATCGGCAACCTGTTCTACAACTGCTGCAATGGTGTGCGGATGATCTCGACCGGCCCAGGCACGCATGGAAACCTGGACAATATCGTTGCTCTTAATCAATTTGTGGATGGCCCTGACCGCAACCTTAACTATGCCGTCCTTTCTACCGGCGCTGCGTCAGGTAGAAACATAATTGCATTCAACTTTTTGTCGACTGTTGGGCAAATTTACTCTACAGCGGCAGGGGATGTTGTCTATGGTAACTCGGGCTATGTCACCGAGGCTAAAGGCGCAACCTCTGTTGCAGACGGAGGAACAATTTTACATGGATGCGAAACAACGCCAACCGTTGTTGAGGCGACCCCCAGTGTGGCGGGTGAGATGGTCAGTGTCACGGCGCGGGCGGCAACCACTTTCACGGTGGCAATTAAGAAACCTGACGGGTCGGCAGGAACAACACAGACAGTTTATTGGCGGGCTTATGTCTGATTTTAAGCGCAGCTATCGGCAGCCCGCCCAGGCCCAGCGGGCCAGGGACACGGCCGATCCTAGCCGGCCTGTGGTTAGGCAGGGATGATGAGCGCTAATATCCACATAGACGATGTAGGCACCATCTTCGAGCGTACCATCAAAGATCAGGATGGCACGATAGTGGATATCTCCGCAGCCACGACCAGTGAGTTCATATTCCGTAAGCCAGATGGTATCTCGGTGATCAAAGATGCTGTATTCGTTACTGATGGCACGGATGGCAAGATGCATTATGTAACTATTCCTGATGATCTTGATCTTGAAGGTTTCTGGCAATGGCAAGGACATATCATACTTGCTAGTGGTGAATGGTATACGGATATCCTGCAATTCAAAGTCTGTGAGAATTTACCTATACCTGCAGTGTAGTTTTATAAGGAGTTTTATATGACACAAAAATCATGGAGAGTTACAGTAACGACCGCAGGTACTGCGGTGCAGGGGCCTGATACCGGGCCGGGATCATTTATCGTGCGCGGTGATCCAGCCAACGCAGGCGTTATCTATATGGGTAACGATGGTGCTGATGGTGTGAGTGCGACCACCGGCTATATCCTAGACAGTGGCGTGCAGGTGATCGTAGACATTAACAGTATGAACAAGTTCTGGTTTGATGCGGCCGTTAGTGGAGATGACGTCGTAATCCTAAGCCTATCCAATAGGCTTATGCCATAGGAGTGGAACTCTTGCCTATTAAATCTTGGCGTGCTTGCAAATATCCTGGATGCCCTAACCTGGTTCGGTCTGGTTATTGTGATCAGCACATCGGTCAAAGGCCACTGGCAATCCTGCCACGCAATCCAGAACGGCAGCGCCTGTATGACCGCACCTGGCAGAAGCGCAGGGCAGCGCAGCTGGCATCAGAGCCCTGGTGTGCTGACTGCCTGGCCGATGGTATCTATACTCCTGCAACAGAGAGACATCACAAGCAGAGGCATGCGGGCGATGCACATATATTCAGGACCAGCCAATTGATGTCACTGTGCAAGAGCTGCCACAGCAGGCGGACAGCTAAGGAGATGAGCAGTGCTAGTAAATAGAAGCCATATCCCCCTAAAAAAGTTTTTATTCGGAAGATGTCGAGCGCAGATGGCCTTCGACGCGAATTTTTCGCCCCAATCAGCGCCTGAAATTAAGTGACCTATGCCAACGCCGTTGAAAACTACCGAAAATATTCGCAAACATATGTCCAAAGCTGAGCGTGTTGCACGCCAAACAGTTGAGATTACATTGCAGCATAAGAGAGTTCGACTTCCAGCTCCCGATTGGCTTTCTGTGGAAGCACGCCAAATCTTTGAAAGCACAAAGCGACAACTGCGAGGGCTGCAACTTCTGGACAACGTAGATGCGAATTTGCTGGCGCTCTATGCTGATGCGGTTGCTCGTTATCAATCTGCAGTCAAGGCATTGAAAGATGACAGCGACCCCAAGGAAATTACGGCAGCACAGTCATGGAGCCGCCTGGCATTATCGTTTGCTGAGAAGCTCGGGATTTCAATTTCCGCCCGGGCCCGCCTGGCGAAGAAGGCTGCTGAGCAGACACCTCCGGATGATCTGGAGCAGCTGCTCGATGACGTAACGGATTTTGTGAATAGTGATGTTCGATGAAGCAAGAGCACAGCGCGCAGTCAAGATCTTCGAATCGCTACGGCACACCAAGGGTCGTTTCTATGGTCAGCCATTTATATTGCTTCCGTGGGAGAGCCAGGTCGTTCGCGACGTATATGGCACAGTCAATGAAAAAGGCTTGCGCCGGATTAAGTTTGTCTATATCGAGATCACTAAGAAGCAGGGCAAGAGCGAGCTGGCAGCCGGCGCCGGCATCTATCACTTGTTCGCTGATGGCGAGCGCAATGGTGAGGTCTATGGCTGTGCTGCCGATCGGGCGCAGGCCAGCCTGGTCTTCGATGTGGCGGTGGATATGATCGATCAATCACCGGCACTGCGAAAAAGAGCCAAGTACACGGCCAGCAAGAAACGGATCACCGATAAAGTGACCGGGACCTTCTACCAGGTGATGAGCGCAGAGGCCTATACCAAGCACGGCTTGAATGTCTCCGCCTGCATCTTCGACGAGCTGCACGCGCAGCCCAACCGGGCATTATGGGATGTGATGACTTTTGGCGCCGGCGATGCGCGTACCCAGCCGATTTGGTGGGTAATCACTACTGCCGGCGATGATCCGGATCGAGTGTCTGTCTGTTGGGAGCAGCACGAATATGCTAAGAAGATCCTGGATGGGGAGATTGTGGATCCAACCTGGTACCCGGTGATCTTCTCCTATGAAGGTGATGACATCTATAACGAACGCAATTGGTACAAGGCCAACCCAAGCCTGGACCATACGATCACGATCGAGTCGGTGCGCGAGACTGCTGAGCGAGCCAAGAAAAAACCTGCAGATGAGCGGCTGTTCCGCTGGCTGCGTCTTAACCAATGGCTGACATATAAGCTGACCTCCTGGCTGCCGCTGGACCTGTTCGACCAGACTGTTGGCGGATGGACTCGGGCTGACCAGCTGGGAAAGGATTGCTACATTGGCATTGATCTTTCATCCACCACTGACCTTGCAGCGCTGGCTGTCTTGTTCCCCCCACAGGGTGAACAGCTCGATTGGCGAATATTCTGGCATTGCTGGCTGCCGGAGAGCGGGCTCGAAGACCGGGTGAAGAACGACAAGATCCCGTATGACAAATGGGCTCAACAGGGTTATCTGACGCTGACGAAGGGTGACGTGATCGATTACACAGAGATCGAAAAGACGATCCTGGAAATAAAGAAATTTTATAACGTGATAGAGCTGCCAAGTGATCGGGCAATGGCAGCGATGCTGCTGCAGCGGCTTGAGCAGGCGAACCTGGTCTGTGTGGATGTGCCGCAGACGTATGTCAGTCTGACAGATCCAATGAACCAGATCGAGATATTGCTGAAAGGGCAGGCTGGATGGAAGGAGCCAGAGCTAGAGGAAATTATAGAAAATGAGGAAACAGATATTATTCCGATCGTGCCAACAGACCATCTTCTCAAAGGCCGGATGACCCATGAAAATAATCCGGTTGCTCGCTGGTGCTTTGGCAACACATCGATCGCAAAGAATGGACAGGGATATATCAAGTTTGTCAAAGAGCATAAGGGCAAATCAGTTGATCGTACCAAGCGCATCGACCTGACTGCAGCCTGGGTGAACGCGATGGCAAGAGCCCGGTTTTATAAGGGCAGCGTGGATATCTCTGCAGACATCTTATCTGAAGATTGGGGTATGTGATGAAGCTGGACATTGCTTGCGGCCATCATAAAGACCCCGGCTGGACCGGGATCGACATCCAGTCTCTTCCGGGTGTGGACATTGCCCATGATCTAACCATTCAGCCGTGGCCCGTGCTGGCGGATAGCGTGGAACAGGCAAAGGCCTGGCATATTATAGAGCACATTCCACCGGCATGCGTGACGGAAAGAGGCCTGCGCCGGCCTTTTCTGGAGTTTATGGACGAATGCTGGCGGGTGTTGAAAGTTGGCGCAAGAATAGATATTGAAACGCCTTATGGATCCTCGGATGGTTTCTACCACGATCCAACGCATTGTAATCCGTGTGATGAGATTACTTTTGAGCATTTTGATCCGGACTGCCGGCGTTATCTAACTTACCAGCCCAAACCCTGGAAGATTATCAGTCTCAATTGGACCCGGGATGGGAATGTGAATGTTATTTTGGAAAAGAGAGAATGTCCAAGCTCCTGATGTCTTCCTTGCGCGATCATTTTACAGGACGACCAGCTGCCGTGCTCGGTGGTGGTCCCAGCCTACCGAGTGACATGGCTAAATTGCCTCCGGATTCTCTGCTGATTGCGGTCAATTATCACGCCTTTTATCACTGCCAGCCGGATTATATGGTCTATAACGATCGTCCAGAAGATGGTCCGGAGTTGGCGGCAGCTATCAAAGAAGCGAAGGCGGTGCGAGTCAGCCCCGATCCCACGTCGGATGTCATTTTCGATATCGATGTATGGACCGGATTCTATAGCTCCAATACCGCAGCCTGGTTTGCCCTGTGGCTGGGATGCAGCCCGGTCATCCTATGTGGGATGGACCTATACCAGGGCGAGGTGCTCTATTGTCATCCCTTCAATGGCCCGGATGTGCCATGCTTCCATTATCCACTCGATCATCATATCAGGCCCTGGCTCGAGGAGGGAAGGGCGCTATTACCACACGTGGAACGACTGCAGGTGATGAGTGGTCCATTGGTGAATGTGTTTGGTCAATATGACTAAATGGTTAGGTCGCTTCAGTGAAGATATCTTACTACTCGCCGGATGTGCATGCGTCCTGTATGGCTTATCTCTGTGGAACGCGGTCATCACCTGGATTGTCGCAGGACTGATGTTGATCGGATTTGGTCTGCTCATCGGAAAGGCAAAGGCTAAAAATGCTGCTGACTAAGTTATTTTCTTCCAGCTCGAAGCCCAAGGAAGACCCGAACGCCAGCCCAAGAGCGGATTATGCGCCTACCTGGGGCTATACGACCAAATCCGGAGAACGCGTCTCTGTCCCCGGAGCCCAATCGATTGCTACGGCATACCGGGCAAAGAACATCATCAGCGATGATGTGGCAAAAATGCCCTTCCAGGTCATACGGCGGGTAGGGCGCAACATCGAGCAGATACAACCGGACGTGGTAACGCGCAACATGGCTTACCTGCTGCAGATCTCCCCCAACCTGTGGGGTTGGACGCCGTTTCTCTTCAAAAAGGCGAGCATCGAATGGCTGCTGTTTTATGGGAATGCATACATCTGGAGCCCGACAGTCGGAGAGCGACAATTATTGATCCTGCCGGCTGACAGGACAGTGCCAGTATTCGACCTGGACGGGAACCTGTGGTACCGGCATACATTCAGCAATAACATCACGGAGTTCATTCCATCCGTGGAAATTCTGCATCTGCTGATCAATCCAGATACCACTGGATTTATGGGGCGCGGGGTAATCACATTTGCCAGGGAGACTTTCGGGCGGCAAATTGCAGCTCATAAGACTCAAAGCATGCTATACAAACAGGGATTTCTGCCCGCTGCTTATGTCCAGATGGCAGGCGAGTTGTCGAAAGAAGCGCGGGATAAAGTGCGTGGGGTTTACGAGGAACAGATGAGCGGGTCTGATAATGCCTACCGTTTGGCAGTCTTCGACAGTCGTATCACAAAATTCGAGCCAATCACCATCCAGCTCAAGGATGCGCAATTCCTGGAATCGATCGATGCTGGAGATCGGGATATCTGCAATTTCTTTGGGCTACCTGAGCACATGCTCAACCGCGGCAAGGAAGCTTATAACTCCAATGAGCAGAAATATATTGAATACTTGACCGGTACGTTGGATGCTTACCTGGTGCCGTGGGAGGAAGGAGCGCGTATTCGCTGGCTATCGAGGGAGGAGCAGGTCAACATTTATTTTCGCTTCGTAAGGGATAGCCTGCTGCGGATGGACAGCAAGGCAAGAGCAGACAGCATGTCAGTACGAATACAAAATGGAATGATGACGCCAAACGAGGCGCGAGAGAAAGATGATATGAGTGCCTATCCCGAAGGAGACCGTTATTACATGATGAGCAGTATCATGCCCATTGAAAATCCGGCAGTGACCGACGCCGTTCCAATGAATAACCAAGAAATGAGGGAAGAATGAAGAAATCGCGTATTCTTGACGCCTTTACCCAGACACCTTGGGCCATTTTGCCCGAGCGTTTGATAGTTTTACAGGAGATTGTCGCTAGGCATGTCTCTGGTGAAAAGCTACCTCCAGAGGAAGTGCAAATGGTGATTCATGGAGCCAAACGCCCGGCGGACCGCAAATTAGGGAATATTGCCGTCCTGCCGCTGTTTGGGACTATCTTTCCGAGGGCGAACCTGTTGACGGAGATTTCCGGTGCAACTAGTGCCGAATTATTTGGTAAGCAATTCGATGAACTAGTCAAGGATCCGGAAATCGGTGCCATCATAATTGATGTGGACAGCCCCGGCGGGCAGGCGACTGGGGTCGAGGAGTTAAGCAGCAAGATCTATGAAGCGCGTGGGAAAAAGCCTGTTATAGCGGTGGCTAATCACATAATGGCCTCGGCAGCATATTGGATTGGTACAGCAGCTGACGAGATTGTAATAACCCCTTCAGGAGAGGTGGGATCGATCGGTGCGTTCGCGGCCCATTGGGATGAGAGCAAGGCCCTCGAAATGGAAGGGCTCAAGCTGACATTAATCAGTGAAGGGAAATACAAAATTGAAGGCAATCCTTATGAGCCATTGACGGAGGAGGCCCACTCGGCTATTCAGGGGTCGGTCCGGGAAGCTTACGATATGTTCGTGCGAGCCGTGGCACGCAACCGTGGAAAATCGGTCGATGAGGTACGCAATGGTTTTGGAGAAGGACGTGTGGTCAGTGCGCGCCAGGCTATCAATTTAGGCATGGCGGATCACATCGGAACGCTGGAAGAAACAACCAAAAAACTGCAAAGGAGGCTATTTAAACTATCGAATGAAGAAGCTAAACGAGCGGAAGCTCTCCGCATGACGGTCAACCAAATCCTAGAGACGAAGGCGGTGAGCGCCTTTGGCGAGATAACTAAATTAACAATGAAAGGAAATTGACAATGATTGATTTGAAACCTTATTTCGATGCCGCGAACGCGGCTGAGGCGGAGGTACAGCGTATCGCTCATGAGATGGATGCACTCTTCCGCCAGGAAACGGACGAAGCAAAGGCACAGGCTCTGGCTATGCAGCCGGAGCTGGAGAAGGCCCAGCAGGTGCATACCAATGCGTTGGCTCTGTATGAAAGTATGCAGAAAGCTAATCGCCCCAATGATATTGCCAAGAATTTTGTACCCGTTTCCAACACACAACCCAACGATGCCGAAGGTACTCAGCCATCGGTCATCAAGCGCCAGGAGTATGACCGTATGAGTTTAGTTGATCGTGCGCGCTTCATCCGCTCTGGCGGTACTCTGGAGGATTAATTTATTAATCCCTAAAACACGAAATTTAAATGATGAGGATATGATTTTAAAAAGAGGATATGAAAAATGGCTAACACGCTTACAGGATTAATTCCTACTATCTATAAAGGCCTGGACGTCGTTCTCCGCGAGCTGACCGGATTCATCCCAGCGGTGACCCTGGATGCTTCAGGCGAACAGGCAGCAAAAGACCAGACTATCGGCTGGCCGGTCACACCGGCAGCCGGCGCAGGCAATATAACGCCGGCCACAACTGGTCCAACTCCAACTGATCAGACGATATCTCCGGGAACGATGACGATCAGCAAGAGCCGCTCGGTCGTCTTCGGATGGAACGGCGAAGAGCAAAAGAGCCTGGGCGGCTTATATAACACGATCTTGGTGGACCAGTTTGCCCAGGCGATGCGCACGCTGGTCAATGAGGTCGAAGCCGACCTGGCAGCGTTGTATGTGGCGGCCAGCCGGGCCTATGGCACGGCAGGAACAACGCCGTTCGACAGCACCAACAAGCTGACCTTCCTGGCCCAGCTGCATAAGATCCTGGCCGACAATGGCGCGCCCTTGGGTGATCTGCAGGTGGTGCTCAACACCACAGCTGGGGCGGCCCTACGCTCTCTGACCGAGCTATGGAAAGCCAATGAAGCTGGCGATGACTCTTTGCTGCGCCGCGGCATTCTGCTTGACCTGATGGGCTTTGCCATTCGCGAGAGTGCGCAGGTCAAGGCTCACACCATCGGCACCGGCACCGGCTACCTGGTGGACCTGACCGCCGGGTACGCGATCGGGTCAACCACCATCCATATCGACACCGGCACCGGCACGATAGTCGCCGGCGATATCCTGACCAACACCAAGACTGGCCGTGACACCAACAAGTATGTGGTCAAAACCGGCCAGACTGGCGGCGGTGACCAGGATATCGTGCTGGCCAACCCCGGCAACCGGGTGGCCTGGGTCAACAATGACCCGGTGGCGGTGGGTGCGGCTTATGCCGCCAATATGGCCTTCAGTCGCTCAGCGCTCGCGCTGATGATGCGAGCTCCGGCCATGCCGGAAGGCGGAGATGCAGCAGACGACGTGACGATCATCACTGACCCACTGAGTGGGATCTCCTTCCAGGTCGCGCTGTACCGCCAGTACCGCCAGGTGGCCTTCGAAGTCGGCTTGGCCTGGGGCGTCAAGACTGTCAAGCCGGAAGCTATCGCGATACTGCTCGGCTAACGCCGAACGGCGCTCAGGCGGTCATCATAGACCGCCTGAGGAGGTAACATGGCTAATATTCTGACCGAGACCGAGGCGGCCACCGTCTTGCGTACCACGGAAGACGACCCGAATATGCTCGATCTGCTTCCATTGATCGATGCCTATATCGAGACTGCTACCGGCAGGGACTGGACCAGCGATAACCAGATCTCCCCTCGAGCGAAGTCTGCAGCCAGGATGCTGCTGGTTCGCTGGCATGAAGACCCTGGCGGAATGGCTGCCGGTGATACGCTGGGTCCAGGCTTGCGGGCCGCATTAATGCAGCTCGAGGCGTGGGCTCAGCGCTATCGCAAGTTCGAAGGCTCGAGCAGTGCCGGTTATATCTATCTTCCAGGTGTATGTGAAGGGGATACGGTAAGCAGTGTGACCGGCATCCAAGGCATCAGTGGCAACCAGGCAGCCAGCTTCGAGAGCGTGATCAGCATGAATGACTATATCCAGCAGCTCTCGGCCAGCGACCTGAATGATAAATGGTTTGATGCGCTGATTATCCCCTTGGAGGCGCTGTGATCATCGGGGATAAAGTCGTCAATCCCGGGGAGCTGCGCACGCAGATCTCTCTGCAGAGCCGGACGATCACTGATCAGACCGGCGGCTTCCAGAAGCCAACATGGTCTACGATCGCGATGGTTTGGTCACGCTGGAAGAATGCGCACGGAGCGGAGAGCCTGCAGGCTGCCCTGGTTGGAGCTGAGGCTCCGGCAACTGTGCTCATTCGCTACCGCAGCGGGCTGGACCAGACCTGCGCCGTGCTGAAAGGCTCAGAGCGCTATGAAATCATCTCAATCGATGATATCGAGGAACGCCATGAATATCAGGAGCTTAAAGTGAAAAGGATGAAGGCAGGATGAAAATTTCTGAGCTGAATTATTTGGGCTTACGATATACGACGCGCGTCGCTGCTGGCTTCTTTCCTAAAAGTGCCAACGGGAAGAACAAAATCGCCAGGCAGCAGGTCTTTCCTTTTGCATATCCGCGGTCGATGGATTCAACGGAGACAACTTCCCATCCTTTACTCTCCATCTTGGCGATCCCACTTTTGGCAGATCTGTCACTTACGTATGTGACAACGCGAGTTTCATATTGGGTGGACATGATGACCTCCTTAGTTCTATTTCATAAATATAGCATGATAAGAAAATCCTTGCCACGCCTGAATGAGCACGATAGGAGGTGGATGTCAATTGGTAGTTAGAGCTAAATTGGAGACCAAAGGCTTCGCCGAATACCTGGAGCAGATCTCCCAGGCTGGCCAGGATGTGGATATCGCAGCTGATGAAGCATTATTGGAAGGTGGTGAAGTTCTGCTAGATGGCATGCAGCGCCGGGTACCCAAGGATACCCACAATTTGGAGGAGCATCTTGCTATCGATGGTCCGCACCAAGATGGCAATTTCCACTACATTCTGGTTGGGATCGATAAGACGACCGATGCCGAAACAGCTCGTTATGGCAATGCCCAAGAATATGGAACCAGCAGTATGGCTGCGCAGCCTTATATTCGCCCAACGATGGACACGGACATGAGCAAAGTGAGAAAAGCCATGCGGGTAGTATTTGAACGTTTAGGATTTATCAAGAAATAACGATGGCCAGTATTTGGGAGATCACCGAGGATGCTTTAGATGGTCTGGGGCTACCGCTGGCTGCCAATACTATGATCATGCCCTCCGGACAGGAGCTTCCCGATCAGTACCTGGTCTACCAGCTGATCAGCAACCCGCCGCAGCTGCACGCGGATGATCTTGAAACCCTGCGCAGCTACCGGATGCAGGTCAGCTTTTACAGCCGGACGGGATTGGCGACGACACCAGCACAGGTGGAAACCGCCATGTTGGCTGCCGGCTTTACCCGGATCGAAGGCCGGGAATTACCTTATAACTTACAAACGAGGCATTTTGGTGTCTCGATGGACTTCAATTTTTTGGAGGATTAGATAATGCCAATTTCTGCAAATGAAGGCGAGTATAAAAGTCGAATCGGGCTTGATAGCCTCTACATTGCCGAAGTAACTGTGGACAGTGCCGCAGCCTACACGGCGGACACGCCCGAATATCTGGCGCCTGCAGCGGAAGCCAGCCAGACGCCGGCAACCAACGCAGCCACGCAGTTTGCCGACGATCAACCGTATGACAGCATGGTCATCGAGGGCGAGACGGTGATCAGCTTGACGGTAACCGGTATCCCCCCGGAGATGCAGGCCAAGCTGCTGGGACGCCAGTTCGATGCTGTATCCGGGCGGGTGTTCGATAATCCAGGGGCGACACCCCCCTATTTTGCGCTGAGCTTCCGGTCGCTCAAGAGCAACGGATCTTATCGCTATTACCAGTATCTCAAAGGCCGGTTTTCCGCACCGACCGAGGAAACCAAGACCAAAGGCGATACGCCGGATCCAAAAACAACCGCGCTGACCTATACGGCCATTCCAACCGTCTTTGAATTCGATATCGGAGCTACCAATGAATCGGTGAAGCGCGTCTACGGCGATGACGATACCACGAACTTCGACGAAACCGGCTGGTTTACCCAGGTCCAGACACCGAGCGTTGCAGCTCCTTCTGCCCTGGCTCTGAGCTCCAGCGTTCCTACGGATGGCGCATCCGGTGTGTCGAAGACCCTGGATCAGAGCTTGACCTTCAACAATGCCTTGACCAATGATGCGGTTTACAATGCAGTCCTGTTGCTGGCGTCCGACGCTTCAGTTGTTGCATCCGTGATCACGCTGGATGCCACGAAGAAGATCATTACGATCAACCCGGATGCCACCCTGGCGGGCACAACAGCCCACATCATCGCCTACAACGTGACCGATATCTATGGCCAGCATCTGTCCGGCGCAATCAACTTCACGACTGCTGCATAGGAGCACTATGGCTCATCTGGTTATCACTCTTTATGATCCGGAAACAAACGAGGTCGTCAAGGAATATACCCGCACTTTCGTTCCCTGGAAACTGTTGAAACGTGCTGTGAAACTATCGAAAAGTATCGGTAATTTCCAGGCAGAAGATCTGAGCGATGAGGTTGTTGATGACCTGGCCGCCCTGGTCGTGGACACGTTCGGGAATCAGTTTACAACGGACCAGCTGAACGACGGTGCAGATCTTGGCGAGATGATGAGCGTCTTAACCGGTATTATGACCAGCGCACAGGGTACAGTCCCAAACCCCCCACCCCTGGGGAAGCCTTAAAAACTTCTCCAGGGGATCCTGGATCTGAAACAGATGAAACCGATTGGATGGCTGAAATCGAGATCCAGCTGTGGAAATCGTTAGGTTGGTCGCTGCATGATATTGATGAAACAGATACCGCCAACCTGATGGCGTTCATAAATCACCTTACAGGAAAAAGACCGGTAAGGCGTGATTATATTGACCAGGTAAACTGGCTATAAATATGACAGATAATAATCTTTCAGGTCGCGTAGGGCTGGACACCACCGATTTCAAAACCGGCCTGGCAGCCATGAACCGAGAACTGCGGGTCCTGGAAAGCTCTTTTCGCGCGTCTGCAGCAGGCCTGGGGGATTGGGCGAAGGATGCAAGTGGCCTGGAATTGAGGATGAAGTCTCTCACCGGCCAGATGGATGTTCAGAAATCGAAAGTGGCTGCGTTGGAAGGGGAGTATAAGCGCGTTGCAGCTGAAAAGGGAAAGACCAGTAAGGCCGCGCAGGACCTGGAAATCAAGTTAAACAAGGAAAAAGAAACGCTCGGAAAAATGGAAGCGGAATTGGGAAAAACCGAAACCGCACTTTCCGAGATGAGATCCGAAGAAGGCAAAACCGCCAAAGAGACGGATAAGCTGGAAGGGGAGGAAAAACAAGCGACCGGCGCAACAGAAAAATTTAAGAATGCGCTTCACGACCTGAAAGGGAAATTAGGCGATACCGTCGGCGGCCTGGGCAAGATGGCCGGTGGCGTGGCGAAAGTGGCTGCAGGCATGGCTGCAGGCCTGGTCGCCGGTGCGGCTGGGGCTGTGACCGGTATCGGCGCGATGGTACTAAAATCTGCTGCTGCATCTGACGAGCTGGTCGAGACCGCCGAAAAGGTCGGGATCACAACGACCAAATTGCAGGAGCTGAATTACATCGCTGGCCAGACCGGCACCGATGTGGAAACTATGACCGGTTCTATGGCCAGGATGGTGCGCAGCCTGGACGATGCAGAAAAGGCAGGAACGCCTGCAGCAGATGCCTTTAGTAAATTAGGGGTCAGCGTTCGTGACAGCAACGGCCAGATGCGGGACAGTGAAGCGATCTTCTTCGACGCGGTCGCTGCACTCGGGTCCGTGGGGAATGAGACGGAGCGCGACCAGCTTGCAATGGATCTGTTCGGGAAATCCGCGCAGGAATTAAACCCGCTGATTAATTTGGGCACTGAAGGCTTGGCTGCCATGAGCGATGAGGCGCACAAGCTTGGCGCTGTGATGGGTGAAGAGACAGTCGCAGGCTTGGCGGATCTCAATGATAGTGTTGGAGGACTCAAGGCCGGGTTTAAGGGGATGATCGGTCAAGTGGCTGGTCAGCTTGTTCCGTCTTTTCAAAGCATTATAAAAGTAGTTCAAGAACAAGTCATTCCTTGGATTGGAGAATTTCTACCTGTAGCAATTCAGCGGCTGAGCGACTTTTGGACAACTGTGCTGCAGCCTGCTATCCAGGCCGTCTGGACCTGGTTATCTACGGTCCTTATCCCGTTCTTTCAGAATACGATCATTCCCTGGCTGCAGGACAAAATACCTAAAGCGCTGCAGGTCCTGAGCGATTTCTGGACAGGTACGCTGAAACCAGCCATAGAAACTGTTTGGAACTGGTTATCTACCGTTCTTATCCCGTTCTTTCAAGATAAAGTCGTTCCCTGGCTGCAGGAATATATCCCCAAGGCGCTGCAGATCCTGAGCGATTTCTGGGAGGATATATTAAAACCAGCCATTGAAACCGTTTGGCATTTCCTGGAAACGACGGTTATCCCGTTCCTGCGAGATACGCTTGTTCCCTGGCTGCAAGTACAGGTGCCGGAAGCGCTGCAGATCCTATCCGATTTCTGGACTGAAACCCTGCAGCCGGCGATCAACCAGGTGTGGGCCTGGCTGGGCGATACCCTCATACCGTTCCTGCGTGATACCCTGGTCCCCTGGCTTGAAGAGCATGTAGGCGGTGCGGTCCAGTCATTATCCGATTTATGGACTGAAACGCTGCAGCCCGCGCTGCAAACGGTGCATGATTTTATCCGTGATGATATTGGTCCGAAGCTGGAATGGTTTAAAGAGGAAATTATTGATCCGTTATTTGCGGGCGTTAGTAATGTTGTGGGCGTTATCGAGGATCTGGTTGGGTGGTTCGGAGATTTAATCGAAAAATTAAAAAATCCGATCCAAATTCCAGAATGGTTGGAGGTCCTGTTAGGTAAAAGTCCTTCGCCATTCGAGAAAAGCCTGCGAGGGATTAATGCAGCTATGAAGGAACTGAGTACTTATACCCTGCCAGAATTTCAGCAGAGATTAGGATTGACAGGCAGTCCTGGTAATATCACGAACAGCTGGAGTTATGTAATCCAGGCAGCCAGCCCGTTACAAACGTCCGATGACCTGGCGCGTCAGGTGCGCCTGCTGGAACTGATGCACCAAAGAGGATAAATGATAAAAGTTTATGCCATCGTAAGCGGAGTGGAATACGACCTGAATTACGGAGATCCGGCCAAATTCGAGGGGGAGGATGACCTGGGGATGCCCCCGCTGCACCGGCTGGAAGAACGAGGACCGATGCAGCATGGATCCACGGATCGCGGCTACAGGCTGGATCCACGATTTCCCACCTATGTTTTTGGGATTCCTGCCTGGTCACCGGCCGAACTGAGGACGAAACGCCGGCAACTGCTGCAGATATTTCGCCCTTCGCGCTTGATTATTATGAAACACGTGCTGGAAGATGGCGAAATTCGTTATCTGGATGGATATTACTATGGCGGAATGAAAATGCCGGCACAGGACCGGCGCGCCGGAGTATTCCAGAAAACAGCGATCATTCTTAAAACAGACGACCCTACCTTTTATGATCCAGAAGGTGTATCGGTCAGTTTCGCCCTTGGTGGTGGCGGCAGCGCGTGGGAGTTTCCCTGGGTAATACCCTGGACAGTAGGCGCGTCCTCGATTGACCTGACACAGAATTTGGAATATGCCGGCGATGTAGCCACATTTCCAACGATCATCCGGATTACTGGACCGATAACAAGCGCAATCATTACGAATATGGCGACAGGCGAGAAACTGGATTTCACCGGCACCACGATTGCGGCTGGCGATTATTATGATATTGACTTGCGGTATGGGCTGAAAACAATCGTAGATTCTACCGGTGCGGATCAATTTTCGGATCTGACTACGGACAGTGACCACTCCACCTGGCATATCGCAGCTGATGATGAGGTGGCAGATGGGATCAACCCAATTCGGGTGCAGGGCAGTGCGATTACTGCAGCCACGAAAATCGAGATCAATTATTTCAACCGTTCTAGCGGGATCTGATGAGGAAAGAAGGAGAAACCCATGACAGAGACGTCGGGCTTTTGGACTACAAGCGGAACACCATCCGGACACCAGGTCGCCAGTTATACCCAGGTTATCGCTGCTAAGGCATGGGCGATCCTGGCTGCAGCTGCTGGATTCGAGGGGGTTTCGCCTGGTTATTTAAACGGGCTGGCCGGTTCGGTTCCTGGTGCGAATACTGCCAGGATCGCCACCGGTGGCGCGGTCTGTGATGGCCAATGGTATCAAAATGATGCCAATAAAGATATTACTATTCCTAGCGCGGTCGGTGGTGGGAACACCAGGATTGACCGGATCGTAGTACGCGCAACTTGGGCGGGTTTTAAATGCGAGCTTACTCGGATCGCTGGCGTGGATGCAGCTAGCCCTACAGCCCCGGCGATCACGCAGACACCAGGTACTACCTACGATATTATGCTTTACCAGGCATTAGTTAATACATCTGGAACTGTAACCCTGACGGATGAGCGCGTGATAGGCAGCCCGTTTACCGGCCGCCAGGGAGGAAGCGCTACGGATTGGTCAATCGCGGGAACGACAAATTATATAATGCCACCGGTCCGGATCCAGGCAGGTGTAGTGAACGTCGTTTCTGGATCTGCTACGGTTACCTTCCCGGTTGCTTTTTCCCAACCTCCGAATGTTATCCCCGCCCCTAAAACGACAAACGCCAGAATGGCTAGCGTTTCCGGTGTTTCTGCCAGCGGGTTCACGATCAATTTATATGCTGATGACGGATCAGCAGCATCTGATAATGTGAACTGGTTGGCGATCGGTCCTAAATAACGGAGTGGCGAAAGGGTTGTGAGACATGCCAGATCTGGCTGATTATCGCCTGGATGTGTTCAATAACTCCGGAGTGCTGCAGGGTTCAATGACAGGAACCGCTGCAGGTGGATCTGCGAAAAAGTCCGGATTTCTGCAGCTGGCTTGTATAAATCGTGTTAATGCGCCTGGCTTGCTGACGTTCTCATTAAGGGGCGATCATTGGTTACTTTCCAGCCTGGCTGACAAATGGCAGTTTGAATTATGGCGCAAGCCTTTCGCTGGATCCTGGTCCAGAGAGATGGCAGCCATTTTTCGCGCCGGTCAATGGGAGTACGGAGAGAAATCTAATATCGTCTTATACTGTCCTGGGATCCTGAGTTTACTCGGATATCGAACGATTAACTGGTATGCAGATCTGGCGAACCGAACCGCCTTTGATGGCGTTGTGGCTGAAACAATAATGAAAACGCTGGTGACCTATAATATTACCAGCTCGGCCACGACTGGGAACGGGCGCAAGCGGTCCGGAACAAATTGGCCTGCTACACAAATCACGGTCGAGGCTGATGGTGCGAACGGCGATATTCGAGATTGGTATTGTTTTGGCGATAATCTGCTGGCCAGCCTGCAGAAACTTGCACCAATCGCAGGTGGTGATTTTGACCTGGTAAAGACCAGCCCGACCGCTTACCAGTTTCGTTGGTACGATGGCCAGCTGGGAACGGACAGATCAGCGACAGTAAAGTTTTCGCTTGGCCTGGGTAATATGGGATTGCCAGAATATAATGAAAGCAGGCTGGACGAAAAAACGGTAGCTTGCGTGTGGGGACAGGGAGAAGGATCAGCTCGGGATTACGTGACCAGGACCGGATTAAATTACACAACCACGAACGATATTGAAATGTTTGTGGATGCTAGAGATGTGGAATTAGGAAATTCCACCGGCCTGAATGATCGCGGCGATCAGAAACTGAGCGAGGTCGAGGCGGCCAGGACTTTTCGATTTGATGCGCTGCAGGCACCTGCTACGCTTTATGGCGTGGATTATTTCCTGGGGGATCTGGTCAGCGTGGAAAATCCGCTTACTGGATCTGTTTATACCCAGAAAGTTGTAGCAGTTTCGCAGTCGCTGGATCCAGCCGGAAAACAATCTGTAGGGATCGAAGTGGGGGTAGCATGATCGCGGGGCGGGATCCGGTGACCGTATCATTATTTAACAGATTAAAAGCCCTTGAAGATAAAATGGAACACCTGGAACGACTGCAACAGCAGGCGGTCGTAGGAACTAAATCCTATACGATAGCAAGCGGTAAAATCCAGGTTACGGGCGTACACAAGGTCCAGTTAGCTATAGTAGATACGGAATCAGCTGCAGGAACTGACGACCTGGCCGAGATCAATACAAGTACTATGCCGGTTGGTGGGCTTCTGATAATAAATGCAGCTGACAGCACCCATACGGTCGTGGTAAAAGATAATTCGACTCTGTTTTTATCCGGTGATTTCAGCCTGGATAATATAGCGGATTCGATCTTACTGGTTTATCTTGGCAGCAACAGCTGGCAGCAACTCAGCCGCAGCGATAACGCGGCGTAGTGAGGTGAAATGATGTGCAAATGGGGAACTGATAAAGTCGTACGTGTCAAAATCGTTGCCAAGTTGTCTCACACTGGTAAAGCGTATTGGAAGGATGCAAAGATTGACACGTGCATCACTGATATTGTTCAGGCGCTGCAAACCGGCGGCATTGATATGACGGCCTCATGCTGTGGACATGGCAACGGGGACGGGATTATTTGCCTTGCCGATGGTAGGGTGCTGATTATACAAGAGGAGTGAAATGGAGATGCAGACACTGGAACAGCTTAGGAAGAAATATCCGAGAGTGAAATTCAAGTATGAGCCATATAGTGAATGCCCGAGATGTAGGGGTGAGGGAGAATATCGCTCGAAGGCGGGGCGCATGAATTTCTGTTTCTGCACATTTGTTGAGCACGATAGGGAATTTCTACAGATCACGCATGAGATATTCAACGAGATGGGGAGGAAAGGAGACATTGACGGAGGGCATTCAAGATGTCAAAAATTATAAGGTCATATATAGTGCGCAGCGGAAATGGCTATTTCATCAAATTCGAAAACGAGATGCCGCTTCTTGGTAGTGAATGGGACATGGCACGTCGTTTCATGGATATAAGTCTCGCAGAAGCCGCTGTCAATAAAATTATGGGAATGGGCTTCGAAGCTGAGGTTGTCATCTTACGCCGGGCGACTTTTGAGCATCCAGGATGATATCTATTCTGCCGACCGGCAAGGATCGGCCGGTTCTGCCGATCTATAGAATTATCTTCCAATAATTGGCAACCAGACGCAATCCTGTTCGACCCACACATTGAAATCATTCAATTCCCAAGGTAAATTTCCCTTGCAATAATATACAATCGAGCCGGCCTGTACAGATTGAACCTGTGTCGTAGCTAAGACAGGGATAATCGCTGCAAAAATAAACAGGCTCAGGGCAACTACTAGAAGGATAAATCTTGATTTCATGGGAATGACCTTTCTATTTCTTTTGATAAATTCGGTGCTATAATCGCGGTTATCGATCAGGGAAGGCGTCACATGTTTTTACTCACAATCACTTTAGAGAAGGCTCATAAAGGTATGTAATCGCCGGTATCCTCCCCAGGTAAATAATACCACAATTCCCCTTTCACTACCTCGTTTTCAAGCATAACTTTTATCTCTCGCACAAAGCCCCGCACGACAGTACGCTGCCTGGCGATATCTCCTGAGTTCAGCAGCTCGCGGGCAGATGCTGCCAGCTCTCCCACATCCAGCGTCTCCAGGTCCAGATTGGCACGCTGAGAGAGCTCGAGCTCGCACTGTAGCGCTCTCTGCTGGATTTCCTGGTGCTTTTCTTCCAGATCTGCAAGATTTTTCAGCAGTGCGGCACTGTGACCTGCCTGCTCGATGGCTGCGATGATACGGGTGATGCGACTTTGTAAGTCCTTCAGCTCGAGTTGCAGCTCAGCCTGCCGGCGCTCGAGGTTGCCGTCGTCCGAGTGCTCGAGGGCACGCGCCTGAAGGTCAGCCAGCACCTGGGGCATAAGGATCTTCTCCCTGAGCTTATCCAGCACCAGGCGCTCGAGCGTGTCCTTTCGGATGGCCGGAGCTCCACAGGTGCCCGGGTTATTGTAATAGCTGCCACAGCGGTAGTAGGTATATTCCTTATAAGGCTTCCGGCGCATGACGGCCCCGACCATGTGAGCTCCGCATCTGGCACAAACGAGCAGCCCGGTCAGGATGAAGCGGGAATTCACCGTGCGCGGGTGGTGGGTGCCATGCCGCTCGCGGCGGGCCTTATTGACGCGCTGGGCTGCAATCCATATTTCTCGATCGACGATCGGAGTGCAATAATTCGTGATGAGCTGCCCGGCGTAGCGGAGATCACCGGAATAGATAGGATTGTTGATGATGCGGCTCAGGGATGCCACCGAGCCGGTCAGGGTGGGATAGTGCTCGTAGATATCGAATACAGATGCGCCAGCGGCGCGCATCTCGAAGGCGCCGGCGATTTTCTCAGCATAGGGACCTGGCACCAGGCGGCTGATGCGGTGAGGCTTGCCGTCACGGCGCAGCCCTACCTCGGCCTGCTCGAGCTGGTATCCGGTGGGTGGCCGCCCGCCTGGCCAGGCATGGTGTACGGTGACCATGTATGCTTTTCCACGCTTGATATCCCGGCTGAGATCTACGCGCTGCCTGGCGTCCTTCCAGGCCAGCACGCTCTCGAACAGCCTGCCATCCAGTGTGTCAGGGATGGCGTCGGTGATGGAATGGACGATGTAGCCGGCACGGCGGATGCTGGCCAGGTAGTAGGCGGTGTCGTCGAAGGAACGGGCGAAACGACTATAAGACCACAGCAGCACGCCGGAAACGTCGAGCTTATTCTTGACCAGCGCTTCGACCATATCGAGAAAACTATCCCTGCCGGTTGTGGTGTTGCCCGGCCTGGCGGCGTCGGCGAAGATGCGCACGAGCTGCAGGCCGTTTTCTCTGCACCATGCGCGCAGGGAGGCTTCTTGCTGCAGGACGGATAACTCTTGGGCTTCTCCTCCACTATCCCTTAAATATCCAATCGCACGTGCACCGGCTTCGAAGGGGGTGGTTTTATTTATGGGTCACCTGTTGGATTAACCTACTTTTCACCCATATTTCCTACTTTAAGGGGATTGATCTTTATGGAACTCTTGTGCTAAGATAAAGTTGTTATGACCTCAGTAACAATTCAAAGGTCTCAGCGTTTTTTTTTTTGACAAATACAGTCCGATTCTTTGGGGGGTGGAGGGTTGATGGAGAAGTGTTTATTTAGTTTAGGTTCCATCATCGCAGCCATCATCGAAGGAAAATACCAAGTGGGAGATACTATACCAATTGGTAAGGAAATCCAATTACTGGTAATAACGGATAACAGTTTTACAATCCGGGGCAGGAATGGGAAAGAATTGGATTGTAGGTTGCCTCAGCGTTCTGTAACTTTCACTCCTAACAATCTCAGATAGTCTTTCATTACCTCCCAGGCCTGGTCGCTATCCACCGGTGGAAACGGGTTATATTTCTTTTTAAGCTCTGCGATGAGCTGCTCGTGGCGTTCCAGCTTGAGGCGGATGAAATCGATTATCTCTGCTTGATCTCGGTCAGGTAATTGCGCATATAAGTATTTAAGTTCTTCAAAGCGTCCATTGCCAGATGGCCTTGCATCTAAAAGGCCGGCCGCTCTATATACACTCTCCTTTGGCAATTTAAGACCGATTGAAATTGCTTCTAAAACATCAGGCCCCGGATTTCTTACATTATTTATTAGATTACTGATAGTTCCTCTACTCAAGCCGGATAATCTTGCCAATGCTGCTTGAGACAATTCCCTATCTATTAATTGTTTATTTAACCAATCACTAAAACTTCCATTCATTTCTGAATACATTTTGTCATTAATCTCGCATTCATAGGAAGCGGAATAGTTTTCGGGTATTGACAAACTTTGCAATCTATGTATAATATATTCACATGAAAGCGAATTGTATTCTTGAGGTGAACTATGGAAGATCATGAAATAATTACCAGGGGTTTTAGCATCACCCGTAAGCAAAACGAGCTTATCAAAAAAGTCAGTCACGAGCGCAAACTATTCAATATTTCTCTAACTCTTCGTCAGATTATTGATGAATGGTTTACAGATCGTTACCGCATCACCGAGCAGGGGCGCGAAGCACTCGAAGCTGAGCGTGAAGTCGAGAACGTTTCCGAAACCGGATAGCAGCGGCACATAGTGAGGGGCAGGCAATAAGTCCTGCCCCGTTGGTTTCTCTGGAGGGCAATCATGATCTGGATCATCCTTTTTCTAATAGTCAGTGCTGCAATCGTGGTCTTCGACCACAACAGCTACAAATTCCTAAAAGAACCCATCAAAAAGAGAGGGCGGCGATGAACTTCATCTCATTATCCTATCATCTATTTTTTGCCATACTTGGCATCTTGACCGGTCTTCTGTTTGGAGCGATCGTGACGATCGTCGATCGAGGATCTGGCATCTTCATAGGTGTGTTCTTCGGCTGCTTCTCTTACACGGTCGGGATCGTCCTGGCCGGCTGTGCGATGAACAAGGCAAGGTCAGATGAATATCGCATGTACTAACTTGATTGAGCACGTCACACCGCTGCAGCCGGAAGATATGCCGGCGTACTACGCAGCCCTGGACATGATTATTGAGTACCATTTCGAAAGGATGAAGACCAATGGCATTACGGGCGGAATACAAACATTCTTGGCAAACCTATCTTTCCCTGAACAACAAGCGCGACCTCAAAGGGAACAATCTTACCGACCAGCAGAAGCTCGAGCTTAATGCGTTTCATCCTCTCTGGGATCAGAGAGCGCATCACACGGCGTTGGTCATCCGCCACCGCATCGGCGATGATGCGTTCCTGGAATTTCAGGACTACTTGCCCGAGGAGATGGACAGCTGGTCACCGCAGCAGTTCAGCTTTGCCTTCGACCGGGTGCTGACCCTCATCGAGAGCGCCGGCATCGGCAATACCCCCAGCCCGGTTGAGATGGCGATCGTTGCAGCTGCAGGGCAGGTCTCGATCCATCCATACGAACAGCATAAGCACATCAGACTTTGTCCCGAGTGCGCAGCCAATGTGGCGCCTGCCATCATGGATATGCACGGATACCTGTACCGCTGTGAGTGCGGGAATATCTGGCGCCACACAGACCAGGCTGCCAGCGATCGCTGGCAGGAACATATAGAAGATGTTAAAGAGCGGTATTTCTCACACTTAACAGGGTAGCACTTATTCTGAAAATTGGGGTTTTTTCGATGAAGAAATCAGAAATTATCGGGTTTTTTTTGGCAATAGCCATCATCGTCTTATCCATCATTGCTCTTTTGTTGATGATCCATTATGGATAATCTGGCTGCTTTTCTAGCCGGTCTTGGTGTTGCCTATATCGTTTTCCTGGTGCTGAGCTTTCACCGGCGGCTGCAAGATATCGAGGCTCGAGGCGCCAAGCGCCATACCCACAACACTTTAGACGGCATCGGCGATGCGCAGGCGCTACTGGTGCACCAGGTGCTCCTGGGTGAGATGGAAAAGCAGCGCAACCTGGCGATGGTCAAGCAGGTGCTGCGTATTTTAGGACAGACATCCGAGGGACCGTATAGCTACCAGGACTGCCCGGGACGTAGGGACCAGATCATCAAAGAGGCAGTACAGGACTTTATCAAGTCACTTAATGAGGAATGGGAAAGTTGATCATCCCCAGCTCTCCCCTTATCAGCTTGCCCCCCCCAAGCTGGTCGGGGGAAGGCTGGAGACGATCCAAGCCCTGTGCTAAGGGCGGATAGTTTCCAGACTCCTATTGATGCCCGGGCCGAATTTATTGGTTGGTCCCCACGGCCCGGGCGAAGGGAATAATGCGATCTGCCAGCCCATCAATAATCAATGGTTAACCCTTCGGGGCTAAAAACTACCCGCCAAGACCTTATAGAGGCACAGCGGGGGCTGGCAGGTTGCGATAACGATAATAAGCAATGAAAGGAGATAAATAATGACTGATTATCCCTGGACACAAGCAGATCGAACGCCAGAAATTGATGCCCTGGCAGAACAGGAAGGCGCAGCCAGAGCGGAACGGGAATGGCTAGCCCAGAATATGCCTGAGAGCCTAGAAATCAACGGCGTGACTTATGTACGATCAGATGTAGCCGCTAAGCCCGATGAGTGCCAGGCGCACGAATGTTCCTATTACAAGCATTACCTGGTCTGGTGGACGCCGGAAGCCAATGGTCCGAAGCTCGAGCACGAGGCTCTCCATGAGGCGGAGAGGCGCTGCCTGGAGGCTCAGGAAAAGGTTATCAAATGGATGGATGAAAACGAGTCCGGAGATGTACCCAGTAGTTTGACCCGCCTGGCCGAGATGTGGGAAAAAAAGGTAGCTGCTTAAATCAAAACCCACGGCGGGCACCGTGGATCTTGAGGTGTCATGTTGAAATGGCGCCTCCATTATATATGAAAACTCGGAGGAACGCAAATGAACGACACTATTAAAACAGAAAAATTAGAACCCTTAACATCAGCCACTATGTCCGAAGCGCCGGCATCCTTGAACTTCTTCGCCATTACGGAGAAGGGCTGGAACCTGCAGATCACGCTGCGGGATGTGGATGAGTTCAACCTTCTGAAACGCTTTGCCAAGCTGGCACAGCACCTGGAGAGCATGCACGTTACACCGAAGCAGGTAGGCCATCCAGCTGCACAGACTGAAGCCGTGAAATCGAACGGCACAACGGCAGCTGAAGGAGCGGTTACCTTCCAGGCTGACAAGCTGATCACGAATGTATCCGAGGGAAAGACAGCCTTTAAGGTCAAGGGCGGCAAATACTCGAAATTCGGGGTGACCATCTATCCCGAGGTCCTGGCTGAAGCCGGCTTCGATGTGGATCTGCTCGATCCGACGAAAGTGATCGATCTAAAAGGTTATACAGCTCACGTCATCATGGATGGTGATAAAGCCGTGAAAGTTTCAAAACTGGTGAAAGCATGAACACAAAACTTTACTCTCCAATCGTTCAACTTCTGGTCATCTGGGCCCTGCTGCTCACCGGCTGCGCCGGCGGCGGTCCCGAGATCCTGGACGGCCAGGTGATCAATATCTTCCACTCCACGGCGGAGTGGATCGTCGATGGCTGCAAGGCCGGCGCCTGCGGCTCGGAGATCTTCACGAAAGGCAATCTGATCGTGTACTCCAGGCCCTTCCTGGAGAATGCCAGCTTCATTATTACATCCGATGGCATACCCACCGACAAGCTCAGCCAGGTGACCGGGAATTTAGTCAATTTGCGCACCTGGGATCAATTCAGGGCCTGGATGCTGGAGAACGGCTGGACGCTGGCGAGCTCAGGACCGGCGCTGCAGATGGCGCTGGAGATCGGAGCATCAATATCGGCGATGGAGCTCGTGCCGATCTTCTCGATCGCATTGGGAACACCTGGTGATATGCCGGAGTGGGTGGTAGGTGAGGTCAGCAATGAATAAAATCCAGCCCAGCAAACGGCTGGACAAGATCCCCATCGACCGCATCCTGCCCAACCCGCAACAGCCACGCACGGCGATCGACGAGACGGAGCTGCTGGCCCTGTCGGACAGCATCCTGGAACATGGCCTGATCAACCCGATCGCTGTGGAGCAGGGTGAGGGAGGCTACTACATCCTGATCGACGGCGAGCGGCGCTGGCGGGCTGCCAGGCTGGCCGGGCTGACCGAGATTGAGGCCAGCGTGCGGCCGTCCGCCAACGGTGCCGGCGAAAAAGAACGCCTTCTGCTGGCGGTGGTGGCCAACCTGCAGCGGCAGGATATGGATCCGGTCGAAGAGGCAAAGGCGTATAAAAAGCTGAGCGCTGAGATCCCGGTGGAAGAGATCGCCAGGCTGGTAGGAGTGAGCCCAACGACGGTCAATTTCAGGCTGAAGCTGCTGGAGTTCGAGCCCGAGATCCAGGAGCTGTATGCCAAGAAGAAGCTGCCGTTGGACCAGGCGGTGATATACGGCTTGCTGAGCCTGCCGGATGACCGGCGCGTCTCGCTAGCACGCGGGTTTGCTCTACGAATGACCCCAGCCAGCTACATCATAAGCACATGCAGAAAGATCACTGAGCATCCGCTGGTCTACAGACGGCCTTCGAAGCAGGAAAGATACGCAGATCTGGAAGGTGAAAAGATACCATCTTTTAGATTTGCCAAGTTCAAGCTACGCACGCATAAGCGCAGGATCGTCGAGCCCGATATAAAGATCTGGCCGGAGGTAAGGGCGCATGCCGCTGACGTGTGCAATACCTGCCCGCTGGTCGAGTTTGCAGATCCAAAGGTATGTGGCGAATGCCCTCTGGTAGGCTTTCTCGCCAGGCTGATAGGTGATCGTAAAGAATAGTTTCTCTCTCATCTCAGAATGGAAAATAACAATATTATCAAGCTCGATTTAGCAACAAAGATGTTGGCAGAAATAAGCTCCATTGATGACGCCAAAGACCTGATCAACCTGGCTGAAGCTGCACGCATCTATGCTCGCCAAGTCGAGCTTGGGTTGGAAGCACAGAACCATGCTGCTGAAATCAAAGTGCGAGCACAACGGCGCGCCGGCGAGATCCTGGATGGAATGGAGAAAGCAAAGGGAGCTAAAGGAAATCCTGGTGGACAAGGGGCACCTATTGTGCGCTTACAAGCTGTAAGCGCACAAACTCCCACCTATGCAGAAATAGGTATCACTCCACGAGACGCCCATGTCTGGCAGACGATCGCAAGGATGCCGGCAGATAATTTCGAGCGCACTATCCAAAAGACACTCGAAGAAAAGTTAGAAATCACAACCACAGGCATTTATAAACAAGCCCGTTATGACTACAAGCGAGATGAGCGCAGCTCCATCGAACAGGATATCTACACTCCCCAAGGCATGGATGCCTGCCAGACGCCGGCTTATGCAATAGATCCACTCATTCCATATCTTTATTTAAACGGATATCAAACCATCTGGGAGCCAGCTGCCGGCGAATGCATGCTGGTGGACGCCTTATGGGACTGCAATTTCAAAGTTGTATCTTCAGACATTCTCACTGGTGAGAACTTCTTCGAATTCGAGCCCGAACATTGGGATTGTTTGGTAACTAATCCCCCATTCAGCATCAAATTTCCCTGGCTTGAGCGCTGCTATCAATTAGGCAAGCCGTTTGCCTTATTGCTTCCTGTAGAAGTTATCGGCACGAAGACAGCGCAAGATCTCTTTGAACGAAACGGCTTTGAAATTCTTCTTCTTGACAAAAGGGTTGATTTCAAGATGCCTTTGAAGGGTTGGGATGCCGCCGGAGCTCAATTCGCAACAGCATGGTTTACCTGGCATGTTCTACCCCAGAAGGTAATATTTGGAAAACTAAAAAAGTCATGAGTAATTTTACCCAGCTTACTCAATATAAAAATGGCAAAGATGTAGAAGCTTTTCTGGATGGATATTTCCGTCAGAGGGGTTATCAAATTCGCCAGACTACTGATCATGAAGAAAGAGTTTTGTGTCTTGGCGACCGACAATTTACTTGGAAGGATACAAGTTTATTTATTGAATATAAATCTGGCATTCAAACATTTTATACAGGAAATATATTCATTGAAACAATTTCAGTTGATGATCCAAATAATTATAAATTAGGCTGGGTCTATACATGCAAAGCAGATATTTTAATTTATGCAACCATTTTGAATAATTGCCTTCTTCTATTCAGACCAGACGGGCTAAGACAAATAATCGATAAGCTCAAACTCAGATATAAGGAAGTCTCTACAAGCCACAATCAAAATAATGGATATAACACATACGGCCTTATTATCCCGTTTAAATGGGCAAGGGAAAACCTGGCTCATAAAGTTATTTCATTATTGGAGGAATGACATGACTATCTTACGAGATCTACCACACATAGACAAAGCCGCCTCGGAGGAAGCCTGGCAGTGGCTCGAAGAGCAGGCGCCGATCTGGGCAGATGCGATCGCCGAGGAAGTGCATGCAGGCGCCACGCCGCAGGACATCTACAAGGGCGTGCTGCGCCGTGTTGGTGCGCACCGAGAAGCGCTGGCAGTGCGCTGTAAGTTGGCGGCTCAGCACCTGGTCGGTGAAGATAAGAGACAGATATTTAAATAATTGAGATGACTTCCTTCTATTTCATCAAACTCTACCACGAGATCCTGGACGATCCCAAGATGGCCAGGCTGCCGGACTATCTCTGGCGGCGCGTGGTTGAGCTCTTTCTTTTGGCTGGTGATCACGGTAGAGACGGTACACTGCCGCCCGTGGCTGATATGGCGTGGAGGCTCAGGGTCGAAGAAAACAGGCTCTGTGAGAACCTACGGACCTTAGCAGAAATCGGGATAGTGACCGAGACCGAGCTGGGCTGGATGGTCACCAAATTTAAAGAGCGTCAGGCGCATGTGAGCAACACTGAGCGCGTGCGTCGCTTCCGAGAACGGGAAACACAGATGAAACGAGATCGAAACGGAGATGAAACGAAACGTTCCGCAGAAGAAGATAAAGAGATAGATATAGAAGTAGATATAGATAAAGAGTTAGAAGAAGAAGCAGAGAAGAAAGCGGCTGCTGCGGCTGTTTTTTCTCACTACCATGAGAATATTGGAGAAATTACAGAGACAACTCGAGAGAAGATCCTGGAATTACTGGACCGATATCCCAGGGACTGGATCATCGATGCAATGATCATCTCTGTCGAGCAGAACAAGCGCAGCCTGGCATACTTTACGGCCATCTTAAATCGCTGGGAGGCTGAAGGCAAAGACAACGGGCGCGGAAAGCCGGCAGGTGCGGCCGGCCAAGGCACGGCCGGTCCTTTGGCCGGTGCTAGCCGCCGCAAGCCTACCAATGGCGCTGGCCGGGGGAAGCCAGACCTGCGCAACAGTCCTGAAGATCTGGTACGTTATGCAGAGTGGGAGCGCCTTTGATGATGTGTATTATCGCAGACCAGCTGCGTCGTGAGTGGTACGCGGTCTGCCTGCAGCTCGTCCACCCACCTTATCTCGACGAGCGGTCCAAGATGGCGATCTGCGATCAGCAAGGTGACTATAAATACCAGCGGGCGCTATGGAGGCTGAGGAATCATATTCAGGATTGTGAGTTTTGTAGAAATGGCCATGAAACAGCTGTCAGTGCTAATTAAGACTATCGCCTTTGCCTTCTTCGAAGGGTGCTGCCAGATTGCTGATCGTATCTATCCCGACGGCTGCGGCATGCTCAGCGAGCTGGAGCGGTCCAGAATGCTGGCCGGCACGCTGGCTGTGATCGAGCAGAAGCGAGATCATCCCTGCAGCCGATGCGCTGGCCACGGTGCTCTTATCGTGAGCGCCGGTACTGATGCGGTGGCGTGCCCGGTGTGCCACGGGTTCGGTGTGGATCCGGAGTGGCTATTGGAGGCAAGGGGATAAGCATGGTCCATCGAAAGGAAGCATTAGGGTTTGCAATCGGGGATGTGATTCGAACATCCTACGGCACAGGCCCTTATGTAATCAGCTCGATTTGGGGGCCATATTGGTGGTGGATGCCATTTAATGGCGCTCACTATCATGTGACGATATGGCCCTATCCGGTAATATCTTTAGTATCAGGCAGGTCAGGAATTAATAATATTCACCAAGAAGGAAATCGCTGGTTTACCGATACGGGCGATGAGATATTCCTGATCGAGAAGAATAAGCTCACCTATCAGACCAGCTTCCTGGATAATCCCAGAAGCATTGATGACGATGCGCGCATGCGACCATACACCTTTGATCCAGAAGTTGATTATTCGGATTCAAGAAAAGTATTCAAATGCTGGAACTGCCTGAGAGATTTCAATGGTGAGAAATGGAATGGCGGGTACGCCAATCCTCATTGTCCATACTGCAGCGCCTGGGTAGCTTGTTCGGTAATCGTGATGGAGCGTGTAATACCTGGGAACCAGTATATATCCGCATGTGTGAGAGCGTTGAATTCTTGACGAAAGGGATTATTTATGATCTTAGAACAAGCTGAGACCATCGCCACCCGCTACGTGGAGCTGCTGCGGCCATACTGCTCTAGGATCGAAGTTGCTGGCTCTGTGCGCAGGAAAAAGCCAGAGGTGCATGACATCGAATTGGTCGCTATTCCCACGGATGCCGTAAACATGCAATTCAAGCTCGAGTGGGAAAGTGGCTCCAGGAGGCTCAAAGGTGGATCCAAATATCAGCAGTATGCGCTTCCGGAAGGGATTAACTTAGATTTATTTCTGGTAACTCCTCCGGCGCAGTTCGGCGTCATCTTTACTTTGCGAACGGGTCCTGCCGAATTTTCGACCTGGTGTGTTACAAGACGTGCGCTTGGTGGCAGGCTGCCGAAGTTTGCGATGGTCAATTCAGGCGCTGTTTGGGTGAAGGAACAGATCGTGCCGATGCCCGAGGAGATCGATTTCTTAAGTTTCCTGGGCCTCGGCCTGCTCGAGCCGTGGGAGAGGAAGGCGCCCTGATGCCCTTCTACACTACCTCTAACATCCGCAGCACGCTCAAGCAGCATAGGGTGAAGATCCCGGAGATCTATGCACACTTCATATCGCTGCCCAAGTGTGAGCAGGAAGAGATCATCGAATTGATGCGCACGCTTTCCCAGAACTGCAACGGGCTAGGTCCGGTAGGGGCGCTTGAGCTGATCTATAAGGTAGGGAGGTGGATGCATAATCATGAAACCGAAATATGAAAATTTCCAAATTGTTGAAGTTTCTGTTAGTCGCCCAGAGGCTGGCATGATTGCAGGTGATCGAGTTGCTATCTTAGAAGTGAAGAAGATCGGAGATGAATACCGCTACCAGGTAATGAATTTAAATAGTCGAACGGCCTGGATGGATGAAAATTGGCTGACACCGGTTTTAGGAATTGGAGTTAATAATGGACATTGACAGAATGAATAGACAAGAGCTTGCGCGGGAATATGCAAAACTACAAGGTGAGATTGATAAAAAGGAAAAAGAGATTGACCGAATAAATGGAGAAATATTCTCTCTTAAGCGAATATTAGATGCTGTAACTCAAAAACTAACATCCAATGTTGGAGGAAACATACCTGTAAGGGTATATGAGCTGGAAGGAAAGAAAGTACTCCTTGTGAAATTCATGGGTGAAGGAAAAAGAAGCGTGGAAATTCTCACCTTGGAATCCACGGAAGATTAAGCTGCAATTAAGGACATTTAGTTTTTCGTGAGCGAGACCAGTACCAGAACGTTTGAAAGTGAAGTACTTATCCCAGCGGTGCAGACCTTCTTGACCGGGATTATCCTCGGCACGGGTGCAGCACTCCTGGCATGGCTGGCAGGTTCCGAGAAATACTTGGAATGGGGCATCGCAGTTTGGGCGGCCACAATGATCATCTCCTGGCTGATGCTATTAGGGAGATCCTGGCGCCTGATCGAGCGTGTGCTGGGTGTAGACCTTAATAACGACGGCATTATAGGCGAACCCGAACTGGAGCCACCGCTGCCAAAGGTGCGCGTTATCGTTGACCAGATCGACGGGCACGCCGGTGAGTTTATTGACTTAACGCTGGAGCCTGAGCGCCTTGTGGGTGTCTCCCGATCCCTGATGGAGGGCAGCACCTTCTCACATTCCAGCCTTGCCGGACCTGGACGCCCTTTGACCCGTGCTGAATACGAGCAGTTGAGGGATGAGTTCTTACGGCGCGGCCTGATCCGCTGGTACGATGATCGGGCGCACAACCAGGGCTTACGGCTTACGGCGAAGGGGCAAGCGCTGACCCGTCACTTTGCGCAGATGGCCCCTCCTCTGCCTGATGTGCATGTGCAAAAAAAAAGGAAATAGCCGATGATTGCATGCACACACACGCGCACACGCGCCATGCACACGTACACACGCGCCCGTCAAAGTTTGAGATTGCGGACTTCGGTGACGGGATCATCGATATCTACTCGACGAGACTGTTCGAGATCCCGTTGTCGGAGACAGAAATTGCCGATGCGGCTTACTTCGATCGATTAGTCGATTGTTTATGATTTGGAAGTAATATAAAACCAATAAAAAGGATACAGGATGGATATTAAAACGGCTATTTCAAAGTGCCTGAACAACCTCTCCCTGGCCAAAACAACCACCTATGGTTATGGTGTTGGCTTAAAAAGTTTTGTTATTTTTCTTGGAACGCGTGAGATAAAAGCAACAGACCCTATCGAAAAATTAAATATCCAGCACTTTATTGATTTTATTATGTGGCTGTTTGGGAAATATAAAAAAGGGACGGCCAGCTATTATGCAACAGCTTCAAAAGCATTCTTAGAGTTTTTAGTAGTTGAAGGCATAGTTTTTATGGATTACCTGGATGGCATTCGATACAAAATGGCTTTCGACCACGCACATCGAAAGCGCGAAGAGAAGCTGCCCCGCTTCCCAAAAAAGGGTGATATTCAGAGAATGCTTGAAGCGGTATATACACACCAGGATTTCACCCCCAAGCGGGAGCGCGATATTGCCTTGCTCGAGATGCTGGCTTCGACAGGCTGCAGGATCAGTGAATTGATTGCTCTTGATGTCAAAGATATTGATCTTGAGAATAGGACCGCGATTGTAATAGGCAAAGGAGACAAGGAAAGGCATGTATTTTTCAACTCACAAGCAAAGCTGGCGCTGGAAAATTACTGGGCTGCCCGGCGCAGCTCCAGGATGCCCACCGATCCGATATTTGCGAGGCACGATAAGGGCGCTGGTAATAAACGGCTAAAGCGCATGACGACCACAACTGCCCGCAATATCGTCAATGAGATCGCCGAGTTTGCTGGGCTAGATGTTAGCAAGATGAGCCCGCATTACTTCAGGCATGCCTTTGCTATCCGCGTGCTTTCGGAGACGGGCAATCTGGCGCTGGCGCAGGACCTGCTGGGACATAGGGATCCGAAATCTACTCGGATATATGCAAAGATCTATGCAGACGATCTAAAGCAAGCACACCGGTCAATATTCGGTTAAATCAGGAGGAAATCATAAATGAGCGAAAACGAGACTAATGCGGTAAATTGTCAATCTTGTGACCGGCTGATCGGGAAATATATCGAGCATGAAGGCCAGGTGTGGATCCAGATCGGGAACGTGGAGCTGTATTCCGCGCACGGCATCTGCAGCTGCGGTGCGGAGTATCACTTCTGGTCCAGTGAGAAGCAGCTGGAAAAGCTATTATATAGATTGACCGGTAAGAGTATTTCTGCTACAATCAAGGCAGGTTAAGCGGATAATCTCCGCTACAATCGGATTACCGACCGATGTCATTCGACATCGGTCTTTTTGTTTTACCTAGCGGAGGACAAAATGCAATTCTCATTCGATCCCATTCAATTCCTGACCTCAGGCGCTCAGCTCGCACCGGCGATCATATTTATAGTGATCGCTTT